AGTGGTGTTGTTTTTTCTGGTTCTATTATTGTAGCTAAAGTAAATGTCGGTAGATTTGAAAAATCAGTTTTGTTGTATAAATTTATTGCAGTCGTAATACTTTCAACCGAAACAACATTGGCAAATACTACTAAATTTTCAATTGATGTGAAGGTATATGTTCCTGAAACATCATATTGTTGTTTGTTTGCGGGATTGATTAACTCACCATCTGTGATTGTGAAGGTCATTCCATCTATTATCAGATTCCAAAAAGAATACAATTCATCTGCACTGGTGGTATTATTATAATCAGAAAAATCAATCATCACCTTTGTGTTATTGTCGTAAAACAAAAAATTAGGTGTGGATGTGATTCCTCTGTTTGAACTTATCTTTTCTTCTTTTACCTTTACATAAGTAAGACCATATAATAGACCACTTCTGGCAAGGACTAAATTCTTGCCTTGTTTTTGTTTAGTGGATCTTGATCTAGAATAGTTCGAATTTGTCATTTTATGATGTTATGAAATGTACTATTTGTGTACCTTTCTCTGATCGGGCAAAAATTTTTGATACCAAGTCACATTCTATAAAGATAGATTCGCCGGCATCAAGTGGATATCCATCTCCTTGTGATGTGAGTATATTTCTTCCACCAATATAAACTGTGCTGGTGTTTGTGGTTGGACATTTTACATGCACTCCTACCTTTGCACTAATTGATGCTGTTGTTAAGGAAACTGGAGTTTCTGTTACTGACTTCTTACCACTAGTAACAACACCCGGTCTTACAATTTCAGTAATCTTAGATTGTACGGTTCCGTTGCTGAGTTTATCATTGATGGTAGAAATGACGTTTGTATTTGTCTTGATGCTACTCAGATTTGAAACTATGGGTTTAGATGTAGATTCTAATGAATCAATTAGATCGGCATCATCTATTGTGACGGTATTTTGAACAGCAACTGGCAAATTGCTAGTAGCGGTAACTTCAATTGCGCCGCTTGCTAGTGTACCTTTAACAATTACTGGATGAGATGCCGTGTTTCCTGTACCACGAATCATCAGACCAACTACACCATCATTAGTAATACCAACACTTGCTGCTATTGTTACGCCGAAGGATATTCCTGCATTAGTTATTGCTACCTTTAGTGCATCACCTGATACACCTAATGTTGTTCCGTCTGAGGAGTATAGTCTAGTCAGAACCTTTCCTCCGAGATCAGAACCATATACTGCAATGCTATCGGTTGCTGCAACCAAACCGAGTCCCCCGCTTATTCCTACATTTCCATAGACTGTAACGGAATCGCTAGAATATGATAATCTTCTGCCTCCGGTTACACCTACAGCAGTTGCGCCAGATATTCCATATATTGCTATACCTGAATTTGCAATGCTTACTGTTCCGGTAATACCTACTGGATATCCTCCACTAACACCTTGGATAGTTCCGCTAATGCCAACAGGAACCGTTGACCATGTAGAACCACCGACCAATAGGTAACTTCCCGTAGAAGAGGAATTGACTACATTAAAATTACCGGAACCGGAGACAGAACCACTTATTGGTAAAGTCGCTCCAGTTACTCCGTAAATTGATACGGGAAGCGGTGCAGATGTACCTACTCGTTGGGTGGTGCTATCTGTACCATAAGATAATTTAAAAATTTGAACATGGGCTCCAGTAAAACCAGTTCCGCTTGTTCCATAGTCTGTTGCAATAACTGCTGTATTGTCATTGGTCGTTATAAGAATATTTGATCCTGTATCTGGCATAAATTTTCCTTCTTAAACTATATATAATGTAAATAAATAGCTTTACAATCCACCCAAAGGTGCTATAATTTCAAACATGATCCTAGAAATAACAAAAGAAGACTTTTCTAAAAAAGTAGAAAATAAAATAGCAAAGAATAAAAACACCTCATATATTGATGCAGTAATTGCCGTTTTGGAGGAACATTCTTTGGATATTACGGTGGCACAAAAACTGTTAACACAACCCGTTTTAGAAAAACTAAAACAAGAAGGGCAAGAGTTAAACATTTTACGAAAAAGTAAAAATGTTTTACCTTTCTCTTGACTGTATATTTAGATTATGGTAAACTCTGTTGTAATGTGGTGGGGAGTTCCCACCGTTACTTTTTAGTCCGAAGTAGATCTTCGGGGAAGGATAGGTTATGGGTTCATTTAGCGATTTTAAGAAGAAGTCGAAGTCAAGCATCGATCAGTTGGTTCAAAAGATTCAACAAGATAATACCAAGAATGATTACAAGGATGATCGTTTTTGGCGTCCAAAGCTCGACAACGCAAAGAATGGTTTTGCAGTAATTCGTTTCCTGCCGGCAATTGAGGGAGAGGACATTCCTTGGGTTAAGTTGTATTCCCATGCTTTCCAAGGCCCAGGCGGTTGGTATATCGAAAATTGTCTAACCACTCTTGGTCAGAAGGATCCAGTTTCCGAGATGAATACCCAACTATGGAATAGTGGTATTGATAGCGATAAGGATCTTGCTCGTCAGCGAAAGAGGAAGCTCAATTATATTTCCAACATTTACGTTGTCAGCGATCCTGCTGAACCGTCAAATGAAGGAAAGGTTTTCCTGTTCAAGTATGGTCAAAAGATCTTTGAAAAGATTCAGGAAGCGATGCAACCGGAGTTCAAGGACGAGGATCCACTTGATCCGTTCAATTTCTGGAATGGTGCAAATTTCAAGTTGAAGATTCGTCAGGTTGGTGGATTTGTCAATTATGACAAGTCAGAATTTGATTCATCATCTCCGCTTCTAAATGGCGAGGATGTTAAGTTGGAGACTGTTTGGAAGTCACAACATGCTCTTAAGAGTTTTGTTGATCCGACTAATTTCAAGTCCTATGACGAACTAAAGCAGAAGTTGTTTGATGTTCTTCGTGGGGATATTCGTGGAAGTGGTACGGGATCTACTCGTACTGCTGAGGATATCGATGAAGAGGATATAAAGGAGAAGAAGCCTTCTATCCGCTCAAAGCCGCCAGTTGAGGATCAGGTGGATGAAGAGACAGATGCTCTTGATTATTTCAAGAAGCTTGCTGAAGACTGATATACATAATATCAGATACATCTAAGAGAGCATCTTAGATCCGACGACTCCCTATTCCCGTAGGGGGTCGTTTCTTTTTATACTGTACTTTGTCTCCACGAAGGAAGTCCACTCAATGACGGAGCAAATTGTTTTATTCCTCTAGTGGATGTTATTTTTTCTACGCCAAGTATGGTTTCTTCTGGGCTTTGAAGTTCGTTCGAAACTGCCGTTGGTTTTGGTTGTTTTTTATCGGCGTTTCTAATAGTCCTCATGTGTTCTATTTCTTCCTTTTCTACTTCTAATAGATTCTTTGTTTTATTGTTTTGATCTATTGATTTGAGTGCAGGAAGAGATGATATGTTTCCTTGGTCAATAAAAGAATTAATTTTTCTATTGATTTTTGTTTTTTCCATAGGACTATTATCTGAACTTGTAAGTAGATTTGGAAGAATACTTTTTGGTATTATTACTTCTGGTTCTTTTTCGCCAATCATTGCCAATGTTGGTTTTGAGACTATACCACCAGATTCAAATGCAGGAACATTTGTAACATTATTGGATTGTATATAATTTGATATTGTTCTATGCTGTAAAACATTTTTAATAGAACTAAATCTGTTTATTATTGGTTGATTAATTTCAGACGATAAGTCAAAGTATTTTGGTTCCTTGAAAAAAGTCACATTATTATCAATAAATGCATTGTTGTTTGAAACATCTTGAACTATTGCATTTGTTGTGTTTACTGTATTTTTTTCAATTCTAGTGCTATTGTTGGTAACCGGATTACTTTGGTTTGTAATGGTACTGTTGTTGGTAACCGGATTACTTTGGTTTGTAATGGTACTGTTGTTGGTAACCGGATTACTTTGGTTTGTAATATCGGAATTGTTAATGATATTATTTTCTGTCCGCAATATCACATCATCGCTATTTGTTAAAAACGTATATGGTTTTATGAAGAAATTATTTAAAACTTTATTTTCTTTTTGAATAAAATTTTGATTTGGTTTTGTATTAGATTTATAATTTTCAATAATTTTAACATATTCTTTTATAAAATTATTTTTAACATTTGAAACTTCTGTAGTATTGTTTTTGTTTACTACTTTGCTTTCGTTAAATTGTGGTGAATTTATATTCGTATTTTGAATTCTATTGATTCCGTAATTAATAAAATTTACAGGTTTTACTAATTCCGGTGTAACATGGTCTTCGTATGAATTATTGAAATACAGTTGAAGCGGTATATCATTTTTTTTTATATCAATGTTATACGATTTGTTATTTTTCAGAGATTTTACAGTTTTCTTGTAATTTCTCGTCTTTTTATCTTGAGGTAAAGCAATTGTTATATTGATATCTTCTGGTTTTTCTGTTGCAGTTCCTGCACCATTTGGTAATGGAGCAGTTTCTGTGTCAGTAGGAAGTATAACATTAGACGGAAGACTCACATTAGAGGACAATGAAAGAGAACTTCCAAATAGTTTAAGAATTTCTTTTTTAAGTTTTGGTAAATTTTTTTCTTTCATTTATCTTCCTCTTCTGCTGTTCATTGCCCTCATCATGTTCTGCTTGTTCATAAGTCTTAGATTTTCTTCTTCTATATGCTGCCTCAGCGATTCCACATAAATGTCTCTTTCCCAAGGTATCATTGATTCTAATTCCGTCAATGAGTAGTTATACATGTGTATCATTTTGAATGTTAAATCAAAATAGGTATTGAGACTATTGTGGCTGAGGCTTATCCGAAAAAATCACGAATACCTCGTAACACTACCTTTCTTTCTACTCCATCACTTGTCGTATATGGCATTTCTTGTTCAATTCTTGGCATTGTTGCAAAAAATTCAATTATTTTGTCAAATTGAACCTTTGACATATTGTCTACGAATTCTTTTATCTCTTCTTTATTCTTGTTTTCGCATTCTATTCGTTCCGTTGGTGTTTCGATATAATCAACACACGATACTGCAAGATCGTAAAAATCCATAAGAGACATATCAGATGTTTCGTTTTCTATAAACATATTAAGTGATGGATATTTCATACAAACAAACAAATCATCATCTAATTTTAATTTATTCGTATGGGATTTGAAGGTTTTAACTTTAATCTTATCCAAATCAATTACCAGTTTGATCTTTTCATTTGTGTGCGGACAAACCAAAAACGGTTCGACCACTTCACCTACAGATTTTGATCTTAATTTCAAAAACAAATATTCTAAATCAAATAT